TGGTTGTAATATTTGCGAAGAGCTCTTGAATCTTTAGCAATTAAATAATTATCAATAAATTCACGAATATCTTTTTGATCACGCTTACCTTCAACTGAGGTGATAATATATTTTAAACGTGTAGTTACCTCTGATGAACTGTTTGGGTTTATTTTTTGTAAACCTTTAATTTCAGCTTCAATTTTTTGTTCATCACCGTGCGTTAGTAATTTAAAAGTAACTACGTTACCTGTTTTAGGTAAATCAAAAGTAAATTCATTTATTTCTTTTTCAAATAATGATAAATCAATTTCTTTATCTTTTAACTGTGATAAATCAATAACATAGTCTTTACCATTATATTGAATGGTGTAATCTTTACCATAACCTAAAATACGAGCAGCTATTAGTATTGCATTTTTATCACCAACTAATATATCACTATAATTAATAGGAGTAATAATTAATGATTGTAACAATTTATCAATTACTGTACCATTTCTTAAATAGTTAGCATTAGTAAGAATATCTTCTTCCTTTGCTGTCATATATTTCATTTCAATTTCACCTTTAGCAAGTGGTGATTCTTTAGAGTACAATAAACCTTTGGATGGTAATGTAACTGTTTCGGTTGGAATTGTAAATTCGGCCATATAACGTTTTTATTTGTTGTATATATAAATATATGCAAAAAAAAGACGTTTGCCAAAGCAAACGTCCCTTTTATATAAATTGAATATAAATTAGAAATTCAATACGCAGTAGTCCATAGCGATTGTAGCTGTTAGATTAATTGCTGCTTCGTTAGCCCAATCGTATTCACCGAATGTAGCTGTTTTAACGTAAGCACCTTTAACTATCCACTCACCTACGATATCACCTACTGGGCCTAAAATGTCTAATGTTAAGTCTTTTTTGTAAAAATCAGAATATCCGTCACGACCAGTTACTGATTCGTGAGCCAAACGAGCCCATTCCATTACTGCTTGCGCACCACTTGGAGTTACGGGATCGTATAAGTTTAAAGTCATATCATTCCAACGTACTTTACCTTTTACTTTACGGTAAACGTTGATATGATCTAATATGATTTCACCAGCTTCAAATCCAGGTGCTGTTGCACTCTTGATTAAGTATGCTGGAATACCATCTATATACATAATGAAACGATTCTGAACTTTTGGTTCAAAAGCGGTAAACATTATTTCATTTGCATCTAATACTGCCATTTTATGTTAAATTTAATTGCTATTAATAAATATTAGGAACCACATTCCCCTATGCAGGGAATGTAGCGCCAGTTGGTAATATGTTAAAGTTCAAGATTATAAATTCAGCAGTTTTAGTTGGTTGAATGTATATTTGACCTACTAATTGATTTCTATCGATTACATCAGCTGTGTTATTTGTATCATCCATAATCACTCTGTAAGCGTATAAACCTTGTCTTTGTACTACTGATTCCATGTATGGATTAACTTGAGCTAAGAATCTATTACGAGTTACATTTGTATTTTGTTCGAATACTAAAGCGTTAGATACTTGACCAATATAGTCTTTTAATGAAATCAATAAACGTCTTACATTAACACGATCTAATGATGTAGCTTTACGTTGTAATGTCTTTTGACCGAATATTACAACACCTTCACCAGGGAATGTAGCTAATGGGTTAACGTTTGCGTTATATAATGTATCGCGATCTGATTGAGATAATTTTCTTTCAACTTTCAATACTGATGGAATACCACCTCTATTGATACCTGCAGGAGCGAACCAAGGTTGAGCTACTTGATCATTGAAAGCATAAACACCACCTACTACTGTTGAAGCAGGAACCCAAGTTGCTTTACCTAAGTTTGAATTATATGTTTGAGCCCAAGGCCAATATGTTGCTGCGTAGTTACTTGATTGACCAGATGCGTTGTTAGCGGCTGTAATAACTGGTTTACCATATAAGTCATTATCAATGATTGCAATTGCATCACCACGACCTTCAACTGTTGAAATCATAGTTGATGCTGCAGCACCTGTTAATGTAACACCTGGAGCTAACAATACATTGAATTTAAAATCATCCTTATTAGTTAATAAGTTGAATGCTGTAATGTAATCATCAGCTGAAAATCCTTGAATGTTACCTGCAGATCCTGTATTGTATGTAGTACCTAAACCAATATTCTCATTAAATTGAGCAATTGCGTTTGTTGCTACTGCACCACCTGCAAATGAACCACCATAAGAACCACTACCTAAAGCTGGTAAAGAACCGCTATATGTAGCTGCTTTATAGTTACCATTATTGTCGATTGAATCAACTTGTGGAGTTACTACTGATGCAACACGGATGAATTGAGAAGCATTTGTATAAGAACCAGTTTGGTTAATATATGCTTTACCATCTGTATTATCGTAAGTGTAAACATATTTTATATCACCAATTACACGTGAAATGTAGTTTGGTAAATTTGGATCTAATGATAAGTTAGGCCAAGTTTCAAGATAATTCTTTTGAGCGTTGTTGTCGTTACCTGCACGAACAGCTAAAGTAAATGTACCACTACCAGTGTTTACATTTGTTACTTCCCAACGAACATTGTTTGTATTACCTGAAGCTAATGAACCACTAGTTAAACTAGATGTGTTATTCATTACATCACCCCAAGTCAATGTTTCAATTGTAAATGAATTTGTAGTAGAACCAGAAACGAATGCAGGAACAACTGAGCTAGCATAAGTACTAACGTTTGCTGAACCACTAATTACTCTAGTTACTAGTAATGTTTGACCACCGTTTTGGAAAAACTCACGAGCAGTTTGTGAAGTAAAGTATTCGTAATAATAACTACCACTTTTAAAACTTTCACCAAACTTTGATGCAAACTCACTATATGAACTTACATAAGTTGGTACAAGTGGAGTACCTTTTACTGTAGGACCTACAACTGCTGTCGCAGTACCTTGTATTCCTCTTTGTACTAAACTCTGATCACTTTCGTTCTGGAAGACGCCAGGGCTTATAATTTTTTCTGCCATTTTGTATTATTGTTTTTGGAATTTATTAGGATTGACCTAATAATAAATATCTAAAAACAGCGACAAAATGCGAATTATTGTTGAACAGGTGTAATTTCTCCGTTTTCAGGATTTATCGCGCCAGTACCATATTTAGTTTGCAATGTCGATACTAGTGCCATTTCTTTTGTTTCAATGGTTTCTAAATCACTAACTAAAGCTGTTTTATCTTCGCGTAATTTTGCGATTTGCTTTTCAAGTGTTAAAATTTGCGTTTCAGCAACGCCAATTTCAAACACAGTTTGATTGTACTTTGATTGTAAATCTTTTACAGATTGTAATTCTTCGGGTGTTAATTGTGACATAACGATTTATTTTTCCCATTTAGCTAATGGGCAAGCTTCTTTACCTGGTTTAGGTGAAAATATTTTTTTAGATAGCGGACAACCACATTCACCACAAAAGTGTAAATCTAGTGATGGTGTATGAGATTTGCTAGGGCAATCGTCACAGACGCTTGCTCTATATTCTGCTATTAGTTTTTGCTCAGGCGTGGGATTAGCCGCAGCCATCCACGCCTTCGCTATTTCAACTAGTTTATTCACCTACTTTGATCAATTTGAAGAAAATGGGATAGTTACCATCTGATTCAACGTTCTCAAATTCATCTAACTTGAAAGCATTGTGTTCGATTTCTTTGTCCTCTTGAAGTAATGTATTGAATTCATTTTGAAATTCAACAAATTTTGGATTTACTTCACGGCTAACTGTTTCACCTTCTTCGTTCGTAACGATGTTGATATACATTGGAATACTGATATTACCAGTTTCGTCTGTTTCACCATGCTTTTTAATCAATTCTTCTTTGATTTTTTCAATAGCTTCTTTTTCAGCTACTACTTTTTTAGATAGATCACTTAACCAATATTTAGTGGTTAATTTGATTTTCTCACTCAATAAACCTTTAGATACTACCTCTCCTGTTTGTTGATTGGTAACACCATTTAATTCTGAATCCAAATTGTAGAATTCGAATAATTTAAAACTGATTTTTTCCATATTACTTTTTAGTTGTTTTTTTAGCGGCTTTTTTAGCTTTAGGTGCTGTTGCAGCTTCTACTTTAGCGACTACTTCTTTAACTTCTTTAACTGCTGGGGCGATTGTTGATTCAACCTTCTCAATAGTTTCAGTAATTTTTTTCTTGTTGTTGTTATATACTAAAGCAACTACTACAGCAATAACAATGATTGAAATTAATACTAACATATTATTTGTTTATTTGTTTGATATAAATATATACAAGAGATAGGAAAACTAATCCTTGTATTGTTCTTTTATTTGTTTTTGTTCATCCTCTGTAAGATACGCATCTATTCTATGGTAGCCAAATGATCCTAACTCAAATTTTGACTCTACGCTAAATTTCTTAGCCACATCGAGCGGTGCCAACTTACCAGCGTTATGTTTAATAATGCGTAGACAGAAGAATATATCTTCAGCAAAGAATGATGCTGATGAATATTGGCCAACTACCATCATATCTTGTAAATCTGTATTCCATCCATATAATCTACAAACATATTCCATTACTCTAGGATTACGTAAACTAAATCCACCATTTTGTATGGTTTGGTCTCTAACAAAATTATAACACGGAGCACCTACATAATCATATTCAAAGAAATCTTCAATACCTTTTCTTAATATATTTGAATCTTGTTGAAATACTAATACGCGCTCATAATCAAAATAATCTTTCCAAAAATCAGGTGTAGTCATCACCATACACATATTAAATAAGGATTTCATACGTTTATCCTCTAATAATTTATCTAATCCTTGAATATATTTTATTGATGTAGGGATTGGAGCATCTTGATCATATGGTTTAAATTTATATTTTACCTTAAATTTAACTAGCTGTTCTTTAAAAGCTTGCTTACATTCCTCTTTAGTGTAAATAAACAAATCAGTATCTTCAGGAAGATGCTTCATATGATTATAAATCGTTTTTCCAAAAGTATCGCTTATACGATCTTCAATAATAAATGCTGCTAATTTTTTCATAACTCTTGTCTCCATTCTGTTAAAGGAGATAACCATTTAGTTTCTCCATGTGTTGAATATCCAGGTAGTGAAGAAGCTATTCTTCTACCTCTTTGTCTTAACTCCATAAACATTTGAAAATCATGGGGATGATCTTCATCAGTCCATTTTCTTAAAATGTGTTCATCTTGTTTTAAGGTTTTTACTTTAGCAGCAAACGTCATAGTTGTGCTGTTAGTAAGTTTCCAATGACAATATTCGCCTAAATATACTTTACTATCCTCTGCCCTCCCCATACAAAATGGATTTCCACCCTCTATTGGATTAAGATATTTGTCTGGATGATCATATGCAGTTACATAATCAAATCCTAAATCAAATCCACTTTCAATAATTTTATCTGCCTCTAGTTTGTGTAGGTAGTCGTCTTCTAAAAAATATACTATATTATTTGGGTTAGGTAATGCTAAAGCAAAATCTAAAGCTAAATTAAATGTTTTAGCTCCATTACCTGCACTAACGTATTCAACGGTTTTTATATGGCTGTTAATGAATGATTTAGTATCTTCACTTACATTATCAGCGATAACCCACCATCTATCTTTATTAAACGTTCTTAAAGCGTTTAACAAACAATTTTCATTGTTAATATAGTCAGGCTTTTCTTTTGGATAGCCATTTTCGCTTATACGATATATAACCTGCATTAATTTTTATTTATCGCCTTGATAATTTCATTTACATCAAACATTTCCTCAGGTGAGTTATAAGGGCACTCATGGAACTGACCATCTAACTGATAATCAAAATATGATGAATCAATTTTCTTAACATTACCGATTGGAGGTTTTGCTTTAATGTTTGAATGCATTACATAACCAAACATTTCAGGATGAGTACCAATCCACAATACAGTAGAAGGTAATTTATAAGCGGCGGCAGCGTGTTGTAAGCATGAATCAATCAATACTCTTTTTGCTGATGCTCTTACTAATGAGAATAATTCAAAGTTTGACATTTGTTTGTCTACTATTTCAACCATAGGAGATTGAATAGCTTGAGAGGCATGTTTCACAACTTGAATAATGTGATATTGTTGCCCAAAGTTCTGAATAATAGCTTCAGCAACATATCTTGGCATATCTCTAGACCAAGCATAAATTGGAGCACCATCCATTAATGGGCCTCCATTAGTATGGAGTAATAAGATTGGTCTTTGTCTATTCCAAGTGATAGGCATTTCACTTTGAATCATATTCATATATAATTCAGGTAAATCCTTTTCCTTGTTATAAGGCAGTTCATACATCTTATGCCATGTCTCATGCAAAGGTGTTTTTTGCATGATGTGAGATGTTTCAAAGTAAGGTTCGCGGCGTAATATGATGGTGTCTTGACCATCAATATAATCATCCCAGAAATAAGGTGTCATACCTAAACGATACACTCTATGTACATAGGGGTTGTTTAAGAACACTTCGGGGAATGAAGCTTGAACTATAAGCTTTCTGTCTTTGTACTTTTCAGCAATGTTTTTGATTACTGCGGTTGAAGCGACGTTCTTACCTAGACCGCCCTCAACGTGGAACACAACGTATTTTTCCATTTATATA